CAATTGAAAACCAAGATTACTTTGAGTCTGTTATATTATTTTCAATGTTTGTGGAAAACGTATCGTTGTTCTCACAGTTTTTAGTTATTATGTCATTCAATAAGTTTAAAAACGTATTGAAAGGTACGAGTAACGCAGTTGAGGCAACTTCTAAAGAAGAAAACATTCACGCAGAATTTGGATTTGACTTAGTGAATCTAATTAAAAAAGAAAACCCAAGTTGGTGGACACCTGAATTAGTTCAAGATTTAATTAACGCAACCATTGATGCTTACGAAGCTGAGACTGATATTGTTGAATGGATTTTTGAAGAAGGTGATTTGGACTTCCTAACTAAGGAACAAACATTAGAGTTTATCAAACATAGATTTAACATTTCATTAAATGCTATTGGTATTGATAAAGTATTTGATGTGAACCCTGTTATATTGGAAACCACCGAATGGTTTGATGACGAAATTTTAACAACAAAACACACAGACTTTTTTAACAAACGTAGTATAAACTACAGTAAAAAATCAAAGTCTATTACTTTAAACGATTTATTTTAACTATATTTACAGTAATAATTATTATGGAAAATAGAAAACCTTTTGATTGGATTAATGATGAATCCATAACATTTCTTCGTAGAGGATATCTCAGCGAAGGAGAAGAACCACTTGAACGAATTCGTGTAATTGCGAACCATGCTGAAAAACTATTAGGTAAGGTTGGTTTTGCGGACAAGTTTTACGAGTATATGAGTAAAGGATGGTATTCATTATCATCACCTGTATGGGCTAACTTTGGTAAAAAACGTGGACTACCGGTAAGTTGCTTTGGTTCTAATATTGGGGACAACATTGAATCAATTCTTTACACTCAGGCTGAAGTTGGTGAGATGAGTAAGATGGGTGGAGGTACCTCAGGTTATTTTGGTAACCTTAGAGGTAGAGGTGCGGAAATCACTGACAACGGACACGCACCAGGAGCAGTTCATTTTATGAACCTATTCCAAAGTGTTGTTGACAATATTTCTCAAGGTTCAACACGTAGAGGTAGATTCTCACCTTATCTACCAATTGAACACCCCGACATCATGGAGTTCTTGGAAATTGGAACTGAAGGGTTCCCCATCCAAGATTTGACTCACGCAGTTACTGTAACTGATGAATTCATGGAATCCATGGTTAACGGTAACCCTGATAAGAGAGCGGTGTGGGCTAAGGTTATTCAAAGAAGAGGTGAGATTGGATATCCGTACATTATGTTCACAGATACTATGAACAATAAGGCTCCTGAAGTATACCGAGAAAAAGGTATGAAAATTTATAACTCTAACTTATGTTCTGAAATTGCATTACATAATTCAGAGGAAGAGTCTTTCGTTTGTGTATTGTCTTCAATGAATGTTTTACACTATGATGAGTGGAAAGATACGGATGCGGTTGAGACTATGGTTCATTTCCTTGACGCAGTTGTAACTGAGTTTATCGGTAAAATTGATGACATTAGAACTAACGGTACCGTTGAAGGTCAAAGAGCATTCTTTTATCTTGAAAAGGCATACAACTTCGCTAAAAGACAACGAGCTCTTGGTTTGGGAGTATTGGGTTGGCACTCACTACTACAATCTAAAGGATTACCTTTTGACAGCAAGGAAGCCGCAAAATTGAATATTGAGGTATTCAAATTAATTAAAGATAAATCATACAAGGCTTCAGAAGAATTGGCTCAAGTTTTTGGTGAACCTGAAACACTTGTTGGTTATGGTAGAAGAAATGTCACTTTGAACGCAATTGCTCCAACAACATCTTCAGCATTTATCTTGGGTCAAGTGTCTCAGTCAATTGAACCTATTTGGTCTAACTGTTATGTTAAGGATGTTGCGAAGATGAAAGTAACAATCAAAAATCCTATTCTTAAGAGATTATTGATTGACATGGGTAAGGACAACAAAACTACTTGGGATAGTATCAAGAAGTATGACGGTTCAGTTCAACACTTGGATTTCTTAACTGATAAACAAAAAGATGTTTTCAGAACTTTTGCGGAAATTAATCAAGCATCTATCATCAACCAAGCGGCTGTAAGACAAGATTATATTGACCAAGCACAATCCTTAAACTTGATGGTTTCACCTGACATGCCAACAAGGGACGTTAACAAACTTCTAATTGATGCGTGGCAACTTGGAGTTAAAACTCTGTATTACCAACACTCTATGAACTCAGCACAAGCTTTCGCAAGGAAGAAGTTAAATCTAAATGATTTACAATGTGTGGCTTGTGAGTCATAATTAACATCTAAACTAAATAAAACCCATCGTTTTCGGTGGGTTTTTTATTTATAAGAAAAAAAATACAGAGTATATTTATAAGATATGGCTGAAGGTATTACATATGGTTTAGAATTTCCTTTTGTGGATTCAACACAAGGGGATTATTTAGCCCTAACGGAAACTCAGTTTCAACAAATAAGAAGTGACTTATTACATCTGATTCTTACAAGAAGAGGTTCAAGATACTTTTTACCAACGTTTGGTACAAGGTTGTATGAATATATTTTTGAACCTTATGATGGTCTTACTTTTGATGCAATAGAAGCGGATATTAGGGATTCTGTCCAAAATTTCATGCCAAATCTTTTACTTAATAAAATTACAATTGAACCTGCAGACCCGTCTGAAGAGGTTCCGTTGGCTAAAGGAACTACAATACCAGGAACTGCAAGAGAGTATGTTTATAGAGTTCCCGGTAAAGGAACATCTGAATATACCGCAAAAGTAAAGATTGACTACACAGTTGACAATTTAGCGTTTGCACAAAGTGATTTCGTTATTATCAATATTTAAACAATAGATGGCAAACAATAGAATTTCATATACAGTACGAGATTATGAAGGAATTCGTATAGAGTTACAAAACTATGTCCGTACATATTATCCTGAACTGATTCAGGACTTCAACGACGCGTCAGTGTTCTCGGTATTCTTGGATTTGAATGCTGCGGTTGCAGACAACCTACACTATCACATTGATAGAAGTATCCAAGAGACTGTATTACAATACGCTCAACAAAGGTCATCAATTTATAATATAGCCAGAACATACGGTCTTAAAATACCGGGTCAGAGACCATCAGTATCTTTAGTTGATTTCTCAATCACTGTACCAGCTTTTGGTGACAAGGAAGATGAAAGATATTTGGGTATTCTAAATAGAGGTTCTCAAATATTTGGTGCGGGTATTGTGTTTGAAAACCAATATGACATTGATTTTTCATCACCATACAATTATGCCGGTTTCCCAAACAGATTAAAGATTCCAAATTTTGATGCTACGGGTAACTTAGTTAACTACACAATCACAAAAAGAGAACTTGTTGTAAACGGTATTACCAAAGTTTACAAAAGAGTTATCACACCAGCCGATGTAAAACCATTCTTTGAATTGTTCTTACCTGATAAAAACGTTCTTGGTATTACAAGTGTATTATTGAAGAACGGAACCAACTACACTAACGTTCCTACTGCCGCAGAATTTTTAGGTTTGGAAAACAGATGGTTTGAGGTAGATGCTTTGGCTGAGGATAGAATCTTTATTGAAGACCCTACTAAAGTGTCTGACCAACCCGGTATTAAGGTAGGTAGATACCTTCAAACAAATAGTAGATTCATCTCTGAATTCACACCTGAAGGGTTTGATAAACTAACTTTTGGTGGGGGTACAACTTCAGCTCAAGACCAATTGAATACCTTTACCAATTTAGGTTTTCCAATCACAATTCAGAACATTACCAATAACTTTTCATTAGGTTCAACATTGACACCAAACGCAACGTTATTTGTTCAGTATAGAGTTGGTGGTGGTTTGGCGACAAACTTAGGTACAAACGTTATTAATCAGGTTGGAACTGTATCATTCTTTGTTAATGGTCCTTCACAAACAATTAATAGTTCGGTAATCAATTCATTGAGATGTACCAACGTTACTGCAGCTATCGGTGGTTCAAACGCACCAAACACAGAAGAAGTTAGAAACTACGTGGCATTTAACTTCGCAGCTCAGAACAGAGCCGTTACCGTTAATGACTATGACTCTTTATTGAGAAACATGCCAGCTGAATTTGGGGCGCCTGCCAAAGTATCAATCACAGAAAACAACAACAAAATCGTCATCTCAATGTTATCTTATGATACGTCAGGTAAATTGACTAGTATTGTGTCAAATACATTGAAACAAAACGTTGCGAATTATTTGTCAAATTATAGAATGATGAACGACTATATTCAGGTAACAACCGCAGAGGTTTTAGACTTGGGTGTGGAGATTTCAGTTGTGTTAGATGCAACACAAAACTCAGGACAAATTATTAGTGATATTGTTAATAGAATTTCTACATATTTTGACCCCCAATTCAGGCAGTTAGGTCAGAATGTTTATTTGTCAGAACTTAGAAGTATTGTTCAAAGTCAAAATGGTGTAATCACCGTATCTGATATTGTTATTGATAACAAAGTTGGGGGACAATATTCTTCGGCTGAAACTTCAATGCCATATTCAGACCCTGAGTTAAGAATTATCAGACCGGTTGACGATACTTTGTTTGCACAACCTAACCAAGTTTATCAGGTTAGATATCCACAAAAAGATATTAAGGTAAGGGTAAGAAACTTACAGAACGTTTCTTTCTCATAACACCTTTATTTAATCACACCTTAAGGTATATTTTTAGATTAAGAGGTTTTCTCAAAAAAACCCAAATAACTATTTATCATTAAAGCCTTAAATGGGAAAATCATATAGGATAAAAACTGACTTAGGTGTAGACAAAAATATATCGTTTCAATTAGAGCAAGATTTTGAATTTTTAGAAATTCTTTCTCTTCAAATTTCTCAGAATGATGTTTACACAAGAAACTGTGCGGACTACGGTGTAGTAGTTGGTAGGGTTATTGCCAACGGTGGATTAGGTATTCCAAACGTAAAGGTTTCAATCTTTGTACCTATCACTGAAACCGATGCACTTAACGAACAAATTGTTGCTCTTTATCCTTATGTTCAACCAAACGATAGAGATACCAATGGTATTAGATATAACTTATTACCAAGTGAGCAGTCCTACGCAAAACATGCGGTAGTTGGTACTTTCCCAACAAGAGAAGAGGTTTTAAAAGACCCGACCTTGGTTGCGGTTTACGACCGTTATTACAAGTATACTGTTAAGACCAACGAGAGTGGTGACTACATGATTTTTGGTGTTCCATTGGGACAACAAACCATGGTAATGGATTTGGACTTGAGTGACATTGGTGAGTTCTCACTAACCCCTCAGGATTTGATTCGTATGGGTAGAGCAACTGAAGCTCAAGTTGCTGGTGACAGATTCCAAACATCAACCAACTTGGAGAGTTTACCGCAGATTGTATCCATCACCAAGACCTTTGAAGTAAATCCATTTTGGGGTGACCCAAGTCTATGTCAAGCCGAGGTAAACCGTGTTGATTTTGATTTACGTGAAGAAGCTAATATTGATATTGAACCAACTGCGATATTCATGGGTTCAATGTTCTCAAGTCCTGATGAGTATAGAATTGGAGCACCATCTGTAAGAACCGATGGACCTCCAAGTGTGTTAGGTAGAGGATGTAAACCAAAAGACAATACAGGTAGTCTGTGTCAGAATATCCCTGGTCCTGGTCAGGTGTTAGCCGTTAGACAAACAATTAATCAGGATGCTGAAGGTAGACCCATCTTGGAAGAGTATAGATTGGAGAACTCAGGTAATGTAATTGACGGGGATGGTACATGGGTTGTTGAAGTCCCGATGAATTTGGATTATGTAACAACATCTGAAGACGGAACGAGAATATTCTCAAGAGACCCATCTGTGGGTATTCCAACAAAAGGAAAATACAGATTCAAAATCAAATGGCAACAATCGCCAAACTCTGTTGAACAAATTAGAAGACCATATTACTTGGTTCCAAACATCAGAGAATACGGATGGCAGTTGTCCTCTGTTGACCCGATTTATGGTAGTAACCCATTATTGTTAAAAGATTTAAAAAGTTCATATTACTTTGGTATTGATTGGTCGGGATATACCGATGCCAGTACCACGGCAATTGAGAATGAAAAATTAAATAACGCCATTAATTGTCTTGATACTTTCTATGAGTTACAATACAACAAAGTCTTTACCGTCTCTAGTTTAATTGACCAATATAAAAGGGGTGGTGGTAGAAGTAAATTTATCGGTGTAAAAGATATTGCCGACAATCAGTGTACCAACACAACAAACAATTTTCCTGTCAACGAGGGGGTTAAGAATTTTGATTTATTATATTTCTTATTCTCAATTATATTTCAAATATTCCAAACCATATTTCCACCGATTCTTATAATATATCATATTATTGCATTTCTGTGGAATAATTTAGCGGTTCCTATTGTAATTGCTTTGATAGCGATTTCATCGTATTTATCTTACACTTTCTTCACCCTTACAGCAGCTTTGATGGCGCTATTTGGTGCTGGTTTACTATTTCTTTTACCGGCAATCTTTTTTGCGGCATTAGCAATAACTCTTACAACACAATTTAGAAGAATTACAAAGTTTAAATTTGGGGCGTTTAACTTACCAATGATTACATATCCTGAATGTCAGGGTTGTGATTGTAAACCTGGTGACACCATTGCCGGTGACAGTGAAGGTGGTGGAACATCTTTGTTAACACCTTTAGCAAATCCTGCACTTTATTATCAAAACATTTCTGAGGGTTATTTGAGGTTTAATGAGGTTGAAAAAGGTGATGATAAAGGTACAATCTCAGATAATAATATTGCGGTTCAATCTTTTGCTTTGTCACAGGCGGTTGGTTCAAGAATTTTTAGAAACCAAAAGTTGGGGGTTTATAAATCTACAGAGTCTGAGGAGACAAGATTACCTGACGCAGATAATGACAAGTATTTCGCCTATGGAACATCATTACCGATGGCTCAGAGAGTTAACCAATTCAATAGTAGAAAAAAATACTTTGACGGACTCAATAGAATTTCTGTTAGTTTTGATAATCCATCAAACGCAACGGTAAAACACTTTGATAATACTTTAACAATAATGTCTCAATCTTCGTTCCCATCAGGAACGTTGTTGACGTTTGTTAACCCTGAAAATTCGTCGGACAATAACTATAAGTTCAGTTCTAATACTCAATCAGATACAGGTATTAGTGGAACTACTTTACAGGTGGGTCCAGGACCGATAACGGTAAGATACGCAACATCTCAAACTAATGACACAACACAGACGTATAACTTAAGTTCGGGTTCAACAGAAACAAATTATAATTACCCTGCGGACATTGAATATTACCAAGTGGTTACCGCAATTACCGTTAGTGATGCGTTTAATCTTATTGCACAACCAGGGTGTTCATCTTGTAGAAAGTATGTTGTAAAATGTGACGACTCAACTGTCGGTCAATTATTCGCATATTTCTCATATCAGGCTTGTGATGGAACTACACAATATGTTAACCTAACTAACGTATATGATACAACCGCACAAGATTGGGTTGGTGAAACTTTAGAGGTTTGTGCTTGTGCAACACCAACACTTGATAGTGGTGATGGTAGTGTTGTGTTTGTGGGTCCTGTATGTCAAATTCAGCCAACATATAATTCATTTTTAAAATTAATAAATTCGGTTGTTAATGTCACCTATGCTAGGAAACAAGGTTTGACTTGGGATAAGTACACGACAGGATATCAACCAAGAACAACATTTGAAGGATTTGAAAATCAATATATTTTAATTCTTCAAAGAGGGGTTGACCCTTACTCACCTTTGTATACTAACAAGTATGGTATTGGTAAGATTCTTGGATTTACAAATGAAGATGACGTTGTTGTTACAACTAAATCAAGAGTTAATATTCCAATTCAAAAACTGACAGAAACTGATATGTCAGTTCAAAATCACAATGTTCAATCTAATATATTTTATGAGAGTAAATTCTTTATGGCTGGTAACGGTTTTTCAGCATTTACAACATCAAATGTTGGTTACTATAGTGGATTAGATGCAAATACTGAATGGAAAAATTTCATAAATAGTGGTGGTAGAACTTTAAAGAGTTATGGTGTTGATGATTACTTTGGATATCCAACAAATAGTGGTGTTGTATTAACAACAAGTAAAGATAAAAACGATTTTTTTGATACTCAAATCAATGATGGTAAATACGATTCTTTAGAAGATGTTTCAGGTTTAGATTTTTATTGGTTAAAGACAACAGGTCAAGGTAAAAAACCTTCACAAGTTGATAGTGAATATATTTCAGTTTCTTTGTTACCACAATTTGAATCAACACCTCTTACAATTTCTAATAAGATTTTAAATGTAATGAGAACTGACAGACTACCGTCTTCAGATTTCTTGGAGGGTTCAAATTGGAATGGTATTGTTCCTGTGTTACAACAGAATTTAGGTTTCACCATTTATGAAATCACCACTCAGTATCAGGAGGATTTTACAACTGTTGCTTATGGTACGGGTGCTGACATTGTAACTTCTGACATCACAGATTTAACAGGTGCTGTGAATGTTCTTGAAACTTTTTCATGTACCAACATGGTTAGTATTGATTGTTATAGTGGTGATGGAAAAACTTTTGGGGTTAAAGCCGACTGTCAAAATAATGACATAGTTTATGATGGATGTTATAGGTTTATGACAAAACCTTTAGTTTCATTACCTAAAGATTTGTTAGGATTTACAGAATATGGTGTTAGGTATAGATTCTTTTATGCGTTGTGTAGAGGTGTTTTATCACAAACATTTACTAACAACTGGGTAAACGGAACATTATACACACCACCAATTCAAACAAGAACTGTTTATGATGGTCAGAATAAACCTGTTAGAACAACGTACTGTAAAGAGTTTGTTTACTTCAATGACGATAGTAACAACTTCTACATGAGAAGTAGCCCTTATAATCCATCGTCTGCTAAAGGGTTTATTGGTAAAAGACAAACACCTTCGGCGGGTAAGATTAATGATTTGAACTTATTATACCCAACAACAATCATGAATTTGGGTCCAAAGAGTGATATCTATTCTGAAATTTCATTAGACCCAACATACAAAGGTTTTGTAATGAATAAACTTACACCAACAAGTTATGGTGATACTTCAGATATTTTAACGTTTTTTGTTATATCAAGAATAACAAATAACTTGTTTATTAGATTAATATCTTTAACAACATTACCACAAACACTTAATAGTAGTATTATTAATATTCTTTTTTCAAGAAAAGAATTTAGAGCGGATGGTGATTTAGTACAATTATTATCAATCAACTCTGAAAATGGTGTTGTTAAATTCTCGGCAGATGCTTATGAGTCTTTTGGTGGTACGGATGACCCCGTTCAATTATTGGGAAACAATATCAGTGGACCTGTTATGGGAATCTTTTTTTCTTCAACTACAGAAGACCTACAGTTTAAAGATTTCTTAACACCTGGTAAAATTAATTTTAGACCAAATCCTGCAGCTTCTGCAATTCAATATAGTTATGGTATTAAATCACAAGAAGTACCATTCTATCAGTGGGAACAAAACCCACCGAGAAGTTCGTTCTTAACTTATTTATTCCCAAGATTAACTAATCCAACAATATTTGGTAGTGATGAAAATACATGGGCGACAGAAACAAATGATATCTTCTCAAGAAAGTATCAGGTTTTGGATAGAACAAATGTTGTATCTCCAACATACTTTATTGGGTCAAATACTCAAGGTGATGACAGAAGAGCGAGAGGTTACATTTACATGCAAGATAACAACGGTGTAATTACACCAAATGTTGGTAATTGGAATAGTAAATTTTTAGTGGGTGCACCATTCCATTTTTATTTTGGGTTAAAAACTGGGTTAACCGCACTTGATAAATTTAAACAAAAGTATTTAAGTGATGAGTGATTTTACAATTATACCTTCTAGACTTCAGTTTAAATCTGCACCCTCTATTGACCAACAGGTAAATCTTGAGTTAAGTCAAACACAAGAGGAGTTAACGCAGTTTGTTAGAAACACCTCTTTGAACTTATCACAATTATATGATGATGAGAGACAAACTTGTGAGGTGTTCAGACCAACATTCAAGTTACAATATTTGTATGATAATACTTTAACGGGAACTACAGAATATATTCCATTTCTTAATAATCTATATTATGTAAATCCTGAACAATCATCGGTTAGTAGTGTGTGGAGAGGTTACCCACAATATTATGAGTTTGATTTCTTTAGACCACGAATAACAGACTATCACTTTGATTACTCACCTGAGAGTGCGTACACTTACAATTGGACTTATTATTTAACCTACCCATCTACAAATGATGGTAGTGTTACAATGCAAGGGACCTATTCGGGACAAACCATTCAGTGGAATGCTGAAGAAGGTATCCCATTTATAATATCATCATCTTCAGAAGGTGGTTTTAATATTATTTCTTTTCAGTGTTTGATGTCACATGGACTGGCTCCATTTGAATCCGTTGAATTATCATTTGACTATGACGGTGATACAATATTTGAGGTATTATCGTTAGGTAATGACAGATATGAAAGTTCTGATTTTGTGTTTAATATTATAAACCCTGGTTACACTGGTAATACATTCTTTAATGGTAGGATGGGAACGTTTAAAAGAGTTTCCAACCCATCAAATTTAGAAACAAGGTCAAAATATTACATTAGAAAAAACAGAGTTTTATTTACACAGAATGAAGTTGACGTAACAAAAACTGGATTTGAACTCAACCCATTCAATAATCAGAAAAAATTAGAGTTCAGTTCTATTACACCAAATCAACAGACAAGAGTTTCAATGAAAACATCATCAAATACTTACGATGTTACATTGAAAAAAGAATTGATTCTTAGTGGGATTACGGACAACAGAAATCGTCCTGTCGGTGAGATATTTTTATCGGTTGTCAACAAAGGATATAGTGGATACTTTAACAAGTCATTTAATGGTGTGGGGCTCAAAATAGGTTGGGGATTTAATATAACTAAAGACGTTAGTACTTGGTGGTCAGATAATAACCAATATTCTTTTACAAATATACCTGTTAATAGTTATACCAAAACTAGTGGAACAACTGAAACATTTTATTATAATCAAGTTTTAAAAGTTGGCGATTTATTAGATGGTGATTTTTGTGAGTGGAATGATTATGAACAAGTTGAAAGAGTTATTTCACCGTTGATTCATAAAATTAAATTCAACCAAGATGTGTTTAAAACAGAATCAACTCCAAATCCAAATGCCATGGGTTACTATTATGTACCTCACGTTCCATTAACCTTGAGAGTATTTTCTGATTACGTTGAAACCGCACCACAGAACAATTCTGAAAACATCCCAAGTTATGCGTTTTATTCTACCATAGACCAAGAGTTTAGATGGAGGGAGCCTTATTTATATGGTGAGTTTGATAATTTAGATAGAGGTGTAAACTATCCTTATTTGAATAGAGCTCATTATCCTTACAGGGATTATGTGTTTAGATTAATACCTGAGGGTACAAACTATCAAGACATCCTTGGAGGATTAAACATTGCAACACAACCTGCCGTAGATGACTGTGAATAAAATTCAAATTAGTAGAAATGATATTCAAGACAAAGGTCTGTTTATTCCTGTTCAATTGAATTGGAGTTTGTTGGATACTGAAAATGAGATTAGGGAAATTGAGACAAAAATTGTGTCTGAAGTTGCCGGTAAAGGTTTTGATTTTGAAACTATCAGATTCGCTCATTCAGGTTACACATCAACAAACGTAAATGATTTAACGGTAAGGACAGATGTTAACTATGAGTTTTATTTCTTTTCTGGTGGTACAATAAGTGGAACAGGTTCTACACAAAACTGGATTGTTGATTATAGAAGTGAAGGGTTTACAACCGACGAGGTATACTATTATAGAAATAATTTCAAGAAAAGTTTCTTTAAATTAGATTTCTACGATTCACCATCAGAGGCACAACAAAAGAATTATTTAACAATGATTCTCCCGACAACTCAAGGTGAAAAGATGGTTGCCGACATGCAAGGAACGGTGGTTGATATTAACAAACCAAAATATATTTTGGATTTTGTTGGGGATACAAATGGATTCTTTATCTATTGGTTACAATCAAGAGAATATATTGACATCACAAGATTTTATATGTCTTGTAAATTTTGGAACGCTAAGACCGGTACGTTTACTCGTATGATTAATAGACCCCAATCTGAGTCTACATCTAACACATACGCACCAAATAACTTATTTAATTTTTACTATCAAGTTAATTTAAATTATCCGTCTCAAAAATACAATGTTTATGACACGATAAGTTTTAATAGGGTTGGAACGACTCAACCCATAAAATGGTATGAATATGTAGAGCCAAATGGTTGATTATAAATTTCAAATATCGCCTGAATTTATCAAATCAGATTTGGTAACCGGTTTAACAAGTTATGTTAATGGTAATACCGTAGAGGTAACTGAAGTTGGTGTTTATCTATCAATGCAACAAGTGTTGACAGGTGGAACAAACGGAGCGTCAATACTAACAGGTCTTACTGTTCCTATCATGTTGACTCAAACAACCATTGACATGGGTTATTATACCCCATTTGATGGTGTAGCTGAACAGGCTGATGTTGTAACAAATTTTATATTCACATCATCTACAGTTACTCCATATACATTTACCGTATACAACAGCTCACAAAAATCAAAATCATTTCTTGAGTTTTCATCTTATAAAATAAATTGGGGTGATAATAGTCCTGAAGAAATATTCGGTGGAGAGACATTGAGTCATACATATCCATTGGCAAAAAGTGGGTATACCATAACTATGAAACAAACAACACCTTTTGGTGTTAACTTAGTTTCAAAAGAAGTTCAAGTTCCGTTTGAAAATGTTATAATTTATAATCCGAAAGGAAGAGCATTCTTCCAACCTTTGGGTGGTAATTGGTCAACAACACCAATAAGTTATGATTACATCTATCCATATGACGCTGACAACACTGTTGCTCAACAAGTCTCATCAGGATACACAACGGTACCATTTGTTGTATCAGGTGTAACGACTTCAAGATTAACAGAACTACAACAATATGGTGTAACACCTTACATAGTTGGGGTTCCTGTAATTCAAGGAGCTGAGATAATTGGTGTTGTTAATAACATTGCAACATCATATACAGGATATACGGTTCAAAATGTTGATTACTACGACTACTCAGATGGTACGACAATATATTTTGAAAACAGTAGTGGATTGACTCAAAACATGATTGAAGCGGTTCCCATAACCAAAGAACCGATTTTGATGGGTGTAATTGACCAACCTCAAATTATATCGGATGTGTTTGTTGAAAGAGGTAAAAATACCGCTTACGAACAAATAAGAAGATTAGGGGAAGTATCAACCGTGTCTGATATGGAAAATTATGGATACGGATATTTTCTTATAGAAAAAAAAGGATAAACTATTTATTGAAATAAAGATATAAAATGGCAGTTGGAACATATGGAACAATAAGACCCGCAGACGTTTCTCCTGAAGATGTGGAAATCATTCTGAATTACACACCTTCAAGGGACCAAACTACGGACTTTGTTTTAAAAACATTAGACGCACCTTCAATACTGCGTCCTTACTTTAATAACACCAATACGGGTGGTAATGCTGGTATTGAAGTACTTGGGGGATTATACAATCTAACATTACCAGCCGAAGAGTTCAACCAAATTGGGATTTATACTCTAATGATAAGACCTGCACAAATTAGAACTACAATTAGTGATTGTGGTGTTTTGAGTGCATTACCAAACGTAAAAGGGATTGTTATTGATTTATCTAATGTTCCTGAACAATTTAGAAACAAATTTGTACCTCAAGGATTAGTTGGGTTTAGAATTGAATACTTGAATTCTGACGGTTCTAAAGTCCCAAATTTTTTCAGAATTGTGACATCTTGTTTTTATTGTGAACCTGTTGTTGTTAACCAAGTAAACACAACACAAAAGGCGGTAAGATATCGTTACGTTGATGGGGTGTCTAATTTAATGTTCTTGACTGTGTCACCATCATCATCGCCAACAAACAAACCCAACGCAACACCATTTATTGGACAACCAGCACAAAGTATTATATTATCTAACACATTTTTCAATCCAATCACAATTGAAGTTGATATTGTTGAATACGATACATCATCTCTTGCAATTGCTCTGTTTGGTAATCAAACTAAGAGTATTGATGATGGGGTTTACACAATGTATGATAGTGAAAATAACATTTACAAACAATACAATCTATACGAAATCCGTGACCAATTTAATGCTCTTCTTTACGAAGTTCGTCAGGATAGAGGTACTAATATTGATTACACTAAAAACTTCACCACTATTACAGAATAATGGCAGTCAATTCGACAAAATTTTTCTACCCACCAACACCAGGTAGTGGTGCCGGAACTTTTGACAACATCGTAGGATTTCAAGTTGTTGAAGGCGGTGGACTGACTAATGCTGTTTTTGATTTCACAACATCGGTAACAGAAAAGGTTAATAGAACTTTTTCAATTGGTACATTTTCTGAACCAATAAGTTTAGAGGATTTAGATGTAAATTCTGTTGACCAAAGTAGAAGAATATTACAGTCACAGTTTAGGGTATATCCAAATTATGATGTTTCACAAGTTCTAAACTTTTCTCTATATGGTTCATTAGCAAAAAGATTCAGTGTATCAATAAATAAGATAATTAACTTTTTCCCTGCGGGTTTAGATGTCAGAAGAACGATGACAAACTATACCACAGGACAAACTGCAACAAATATTGTTTATGACTCAGTTGAGGATGAGACAAGTTTTGATGTAAATGTTTCAAGAATATACAATCCTTTTAACATAGAGTATTCTGTTAGTGCAACAACTAATATTATGTTACGAGAAATTGTAACATCCAAGTATCGTAATTTAACAAAAACTTATTTAGATTATGCATTATCATTGGATGGTATTGAATACCGAGTTATTGGGTTTACACCATCACCTTCAATTGATTCAGGTTCATTAAATTTTATAGTTCAAGGAAATCCTTTCAGTGGTTTATCAACATCGTTAGATAATTTCATAGTTAGACCTAATGATTTTATTGTTGACCAAGTTTTTGCGGAAGATTTAGATGAGGTGGAAAAATTCTTGATGAATAGACTTATTTCACCTGAATACACCGCAAATTTTCAAGTACCTTTACAGAACGAAGCCGGACAATTTTATACTGGTTATGTTCAAGTTACATGGCCTAAAGATGGTATTTGGAATTTAGATATTATCTCGGGTAGATTTGACAATTACCTTGCGAAATTAGCTGACACTGCGGAAAGTTTAGACTCGTATAAAACAAACTTGGTATCAAGATTTTTGATTACAGATTCAATTAAAGAATTTGATACCATGGACCAAAGGGTTGAAAAAGTTTTACAGATTTATGGTAGAAGTTTTGACCAAATAAAACAATTTATTGATTCATTAGCGTGGATGAATAGTGTTGACTATAATCCGGGTAATGATATCCCATCACAGTTATTATTCAATCTTTCTCAAACGTTGGGTTGGTCAAATAATTTTTCACCAATCACTAACGAAAATTTCTTAGACAGTGTTTTTGGAACAACCATAACTGAATACCCTGGTTATGCGAGGTCTCAAACACCTACAGAATTAAATTACCAATTCTATAGAAATTTGATATTGAATTCCGCATATCTTTTCAAAAGTAAGGGAACAAGAAAATCTGTTGAATTTTTATTAAGATTAATTGGAGCACCTGATGCATTAATTGATTATAACGAATTCATTTATTTAGCCGACCAAAGAATTAATATGGTCAATTTTGATACCCAATGGGCATCATTATCAGGTGGTACTTATGTGACAGAAACACCAACTTTAAATGGTGCTGTTACATATTCTATTAGAGGTGAACAATTTACTGCATACACAACAACAACTGATTATCAAACCGTCAACATCAGAAGAAATGATTACCCTGTTGCGAATGATGGTTTTCCACAATCACCGGCAAATACGGGTTCAAATGCGGTTTTCTTTCAAGAAGGGGCTGGTTGGTATCAATCAACACCACAACATAGAAGTCCTGACCAATTTACACCAACCTATCAAACTTACACAGGACAAAATTTAGATAACCAAGTTTCGTTAGAACCATTCACCTATGGTGGAATATATCTTCAAAGATTTTCGGACTTCCCATATATGATGGATGGTTACAAATTAAGAAAAGTACCTGACAATCAAAAGTCTTGGGTTGCGACCGATGATAGATTGAGAGTTTCAACTGAAGGTGGATATGAAGCCTACTATTTCACTGATAGTGAAAAATTAGTTTTAAACGTTAAGAACGTTGATATATTCTTGAATGTAGGTCAAGGTTTGGCATATGATGTTTGGGACCAATCAAGAAACTATAATTACCCAATTCCTGAATCAGGATATACCGCGAATTTCCCAACACCGGGTGGTATTGATGATACTGTCATTGACCCTGAGCCACAGAAGAAAACATTCTTTGAATTTGCTCAAACGTTTTGGCAAAATATGATTAATGCCAGAAACAGAATGTACATAACGGATGGTAAAACTGGTGGGTATCCAACACTACAAAGTGTGTTTTGGAAATACATACAATCTGAACAAACTGTTGGACTTCCAAATAACAAATATACCTATCAAAAGTTGATTGAGTATGTTGATGCTTTAGGTCCTTTTTGGATGAAACTAATTGAACAAATGATTCCGGCAACAACAATTTGGATGACAGGTGTTAGACTTGAAAATTCAATCTTTCACAAACAGAAATTTGTTTATAGAAGACAGAGAGGTTGTCAAATTGTACCAGTTCCTGCGGAACCATGTTTTATTATCTCAAATATATTTGATTATGATTGTAATACAGGTTACGCCGAGTTCTTCATCTACCCTTGGTTAAATGGTGATGCTACTGTTTCAAACTTCACAGGAATATTGGCTAATAGAGTTAATAATTTTTATACTCAAAATGATTTAAATCCTGAGATTTGTACACAAAACTCTGTAAAATCAGAATGGTATTTAACTCTTACAATTGGTTCTCAAACAATTATTAATGAGTTTTTCTATACAGGATATGGTATTAGTGATGCTCCATCTGACTACACTTGGAGAACAACATTAATCAATAATTTGTATAAAATTTACCAATATGGGTATACTTACACATTAAATGGTAATAAATTAACAATAACTAACTTGAGGTCTGTTGACAACAACACATCAGAACAAGTTCAATTATCCGTTGGTATAAATCTTTCAGTTAGTTGTTTTGAATAATGGCTTGTAGTAATTTCTTTTATCTTCGTTGTTGTACTGACCCGACAATCGTCATTCAACCTTGTACACCTACTGTAAATGGTACGTCAAATAGTACTTTTGTTGTGGGGCAAACATATACATCAACCGATGGATTTTACGGAACATTATGTTGGGAAGCTTTCAGTACTCATACTGGTGGTGTTCTTACTTATACGTTAAGTAATAGTTTTACAAGTTATTCAGGTGATTTAGGAACTGATTGTGATGCTTGTACATATGAACATGGTGGTGGGTGTATTATACCCCCAGCAACTTTTGTACCTGCAATATTGACAAGTTGTTGTGATGAGGTAACAACTTTAGATGTAAATGTCCCATCAACAGCATCTGTTGGTCAGGCAATTGCTATCAACGGTGAGTGTTGGGAAATCACAAGTTTAAGTGGTAGTGGTGGTGATGACTACATGGTTGGTTTTGATAACTGTACAACATGTGAAACCAGTTACCCTTGTCCAACATATGCTAACAAGTATTTTGTTAGTTGTTGTTTTGGATTATCTGACCCTGACCCGGTTTATAAAACATTTGAAGTTAATACTGCAGCATTCCAAATTGCGATATCATCTGTTGTTTATAGTGGTGATGGATTGTGTTATGCTTACTTGGGTACAAATTCTTTTAATACACCGGCACAAACATTTATTAGTCCTTACACTAATGATACATCACAAGGAGCATGTGGAGCTTGTACAGAATCTAATACTACTGAATGTGTTTATACATTTACCGATTGTTGTGACGGTTCTACGTTTAGTTTTAGAAGAGGTGATGTTGAGATGTCGACCGATTATGTTGACAATAGTACATTTTCAATAAGTTATTACGGTGTTGGTGGTTCTTATGTTGGATGTGCGACTGCGACTACAGGATTCACCGGTGACACACTATACATTGATAGTAATCCAACTTTTTCATATTTCTTAACGGCTGGCTGTGATGATTCAGGT